GGGCTGAATGAGGCGCTTGAACTTGGTGGCGAGATTGCCATCGATGCCGAAGGGTATGCACATCTGATCGGTCGCGAAAGCTATGACCAGATTGCCGATCATGTTCGTTTCGATGAAGACGGCATGACAGCGTTAGAAGCCCAGGAGTTTGAACAGAACGCGCTGGGTGAGCAACTTACGCAATTCTATGAGGAGTTCGAGAGCTTCGACGTTGAGAAGCAAACGGAGATAAACACGATTCGCCAGGAGGTCGAGGCCCAGGTGAAGGCCGCCGGCCGATCGGACAACGAGGCGCAGTTTATCGGCATGCTGCTTGGCGAGCGGTATGCAACGCGAGGCGAGCGGGCAGGGATGTCGCCGCTTGAGATGTTCCGGCGCGACAATGTTCGAATGGTCGGACCCGGTCAGCAGCTGCCTGGCTTCGACATGCTTGATCTGGCGATCGACAAGTTGCGTGGTGGTGTGCCGGCGGAACAATTCTTACGTCTTCGCAGGACGCCAATGATCAACGCGCTAATCGAGCGCGGCGGCATCGATCCGACAAGCCGGCTCGCGGGTGAGTTGCGAGCGAGAGACATAAACGAAAAGACAATGCGCCGGCTGTTTGTTGAAGGCGGGTTGGGCGAAGCCGATAACCTGGTGCAGAGCGAGTTTGATTTTCTTGATGCCGAAGCAATTGGCGATACTGGCTACATCGATCAGAACCTATTGATCGACGCGATCGAGGCTGATTTCCGCGGAACGCCATACCGCTCGTTGGCAGAACGGGAACAGATCGAGGAATACGAGGGCGATGTATCGGAGTTGCAGCGCATCATGGATGATGCCGGTCTGACCGCGGAGGCAACGCCGGCAGAAATCCGCGCAGCGGTCAACGAGGCAATGGCGGGGTCTCGCACGTTTGAGCAAAGTGACCAACTTGATCATCCAGATCGCATAAGCACACGGCAGCCGACAACCAAGTTTGCAACCGAAGACCCGTTAACCGAAGACCTGGTAATCGATCTCGACACAATGAAGCGGGATCGAAATACGTTCGAATACAATATGCGGGAGATTGTCGGACGTTATCGAAACGTGCGAGCAACGGACGCAAATCTTGCAGCTGATGAACTGGCCGACAAGTTTGTCGATCATGCTGTTTCAAACTTGCTGTATCTGTTTGACAGTGTGCCAACAGATACGCGGGAGCGATCGCGTTTATGGTACGACGGCGCACGGGCTTTAACCGATCGGTGGTCTGCAAAATACAATGTGCCGGATCGGGTCGTTGCTGGTGTGCTGGCCGCACTGTCTCCGCAAAAAGATTGGTTTATGAATGTGTCGTTGGGCGAGCGTGTCCTCGACATAATGACCAACCAGCAAAATTATCGGTTCGATGATGCAATGTTCGAGACGGCACGGTCGTCTGTCCTGGCGGTGAAGAAAGGCAGTAAGCCGATCGTCGGGAAAATAAAGCCGGAATTTAAAAAGGCGCTTAAAGAAATCCGCGGCAAGACTTTGGCGGAAGTGGTTAAGCCGCATCACAAGGCAATCTGGATTCGCATCTATGATGAAACCTATAACGACCGACGGCACAGAATTGTAACGCCGGAAGGCGACTTCGCGGACTGGTCGCGTGGCACAGTTGAAAGTCCGATCGATGATATGGGTGTGTTAACGCCGGTTGGAGTAGAGAAAAAAACTGGCTGGGGATCGTTCCCTGAAATTACAAAAGCCGTGAATGTAATTTTAAATCCGAGCCCGGAAAGTATCTCGATAGAGATGGGCGACAAGCACAAGGTTAGAAATTTTTACAATAACATTTTATCGCCCAATGCACCCCAGCAAGACGTAACCATCGACACGCATGCCGTCGCGGCAGCGTTGCTGCAACCGTTGTCGGGTGGCAGCCGGGAAGTCTATCACAATTTTGGAACTGCTCCGGTGGCGGGAAAAAAGCCGCCGAATTGGATGGCGGCTAAAAATTACAAGGGCAATGGCGTCGAGGGGCTGTATGGAATTTATGCGGAAGCGTATCGAAAAGCCGCCAGTGAGCGTGGCGTTTCAGCGCGACAAATGCAGTCAATAACCTGGGAAGCGGCGCGAGGATTGTTCACGCCGGCATACAAACAAGACGCGACAAATGTTGAAGCAATCGAGAAAATATGGGATGATTACCGCAATGGCAAAAGTACCATCGAACAGGCGCGGGAAGCGGTCGTCCAACACGCAGGGGGTATCAATCCACCAGAGTGGGAAGGACGCGATAGTGGAGTTATTGGAGGAGAATTCGATTCCAGTTACTCTGAAGAACTATCTGAAAGCGGCATACCCGGATTTGAACCTGGACTATCTCCCAGCGGAACTGGCAGCCGATTTACCGGCATTCTTGCAGGGCAAGGGCTAGAGCCTTCCGGCGTATTTTTGCAACGTGCCTATCACGGCACACCGCATCGATTTACAAAATTCGATATCAGCAAGATTGGAACCGGGGAAGGCGCCCAGGCGTTTGGTTGGGGGCTGTACTTTGCTGAACGCAAACAAGTCGCTCAGTATTATCGCGAGGCGTTATCCGGTAAAGCTGATGCAGGGCAGTATGGGTTCAATTGGGATGGCGTAATTCTAACGCCGTCTGAGATGGTTGAAGAAGCCCGCGCAATATGGATGGATGATGGGAAAGAAGTTTATGATTTAGATGAATTTCGCGCCATATGGAATGACGCAATCAATTCTGGATTAATGATTCCAGAAGATGCAACACCCGCGGATTTTGTAGATCGTGGTATCGATGTTCCTTCTTTGAAGGATAGTTCGATCGGAAATATTGCATTTGACGAATATTTCGATGACCTGGCCGCAAAAGGGTCTATTGCAGATGAGGAAATACAGAGACATAAAATAATATCGCTGAGACACGTTAGCAGAGAAACTCAATCTGCGGCGCAATCATACGCGCAAGGGTATTTGGCAGCGCACGAAATTGTAGAGCAATTTGGTATTAAAGCAGAAACACCGGGCCGTCTGTTTGAGGTTGAGATACCAGAAGACGATCAATTCCTAAATTTCGAAACACCCATAAAAGAACAATCGCAATTAGTAATTGATGCAGTCAGTCAGATCGAACTCGATCTCGCAAACCGTAACGCTCGCAGAGATGGAACTGAATTACTCACACTAGATGATTTAAAGAAATACGAGGCTTATAGGTTCGACCGGACGGGTGAGGAATTTTACCGCGAGCTTGCACAAGAGTTAGGAAGCGACCAAGCGGTGTCTCTCGCTTTGTCCGCAAAGGGCGTTGCCGGCAATCGATATTTAGATTTCGAGGGAGCCGACAAATTTAACTATGTCGTCTACGACGATAGCCTGGTTAACGTCATCAGGTATGAAGCGCCGCTGAACCGTGGCGCGATCGAACTGCGAGCGCATGAGACGGTTATCAGGCTTGGCAAAAATGCTGACCCCAGCACGTTCTTACATGAGAACGGTCACCTGTTCCTCGAACAGCTGAAGTCTGACGCCAGGGAGTTTGGTACAGAACAGCTTGTCGAGGACTGGAACACGACCCGCAATTGGTGGGCATCGAACAGCGAAAGCCTACGACGCGAAGCGATACGGTATGCCAAAGATAAAGACGACCAGGAGTCCGCGAGCGTTCTCGATAAGATGAGCGGCGCAGCTGTCCGCGCTTACGTTCGAACGGGCGATCTGACGGGTGGTGTGGAGTACGTCGGCAAAGGCAATGCAACGGCACCGCTGCAATACCTGACTGAAGCGATGCATGAGCAATATGCTCGCGGGTTCGAAGATTATTTGCGGACAGGGCAAGCGCCAAGTGTACAGCTGCAAAGTGCGTTCAACCGTTTCCGCGGTTGGCTTGTGTCGATCTACAATGCGATCCGCCGCCGCCTGGGGCGCGACATCCTCGATGTCCAATACAGTCGGGAGGTCGCGGAGACTGTCGATCGGCTACTTGCAAGCGATACCGATATCGAACTGGTGCGCGAGCAATACGATCTGAAGGCGCTCTATGACAGCGCCGAAGAAGCGGGCATGACGCCGAAGCAGTTCGAGCGTTATCAGCTGCAAGTGGCGCGGGCGGTCGAGCAATCAAAGACGCGGCAGTTGAAGAAGCATCTGAACGAAGTCGAGCGCGAACAAAAAGAATTCTGGAAGTCGGAAGGCGATGAAATTGCCGGCGACATACGCGCTGAACTGGCGCAAGAGCCGGCCTATCGCGCTTTGTACACGTTGACGCAAAAAGCATTAGCAGATGGCACACCGCTGCCAGAAGGTTTCGCGATCGATCGCCTGGATCGCAAAGCTGTCATCAAGATTTTGCAAAGCGCCGAAAGTTTGAAGCGATTGCCCAAGGTGAAGAACAAAGCGGTCTATACCACAAAAGCAAAAGAGAGCGGCATGCATCCGGATGTTGCTGCGAACATGTTTGGTTTTCGCGATGCAATGGAGATGCTCCAGGCTATGGCAGCTGCGCGGCCATTTGAAGAAGTGGTGCAAGAGCGTGTCGATGCCCAGCTGAAAGAAAAGTATGGCGACATGCGGAACGATGGGTCGGCGGTCGAAGAGGCGATCGAGAGCGTCCACATTGACGAAACCGCGGAGGTGCTTACAGCGGAACTTAATGCGCTGCGTGACTCCAAAGATAAAATGAAACCGGCGTTTGTTCGCCAGTGGGCAAGGGAAAAGATTGGCGGCCGCAAGGTTTCGGAGTTGCGGCCGAATGAGTTTCTCCAGGCAGAAAAAAGACACGCGAAAGAAGCTGGCAAGCTGTTGCGCGAGGGTGATCGGCTCGGCGCACAACGGGCGAAGTTTAAACAGCTAATGAATTTCTACATGGCGAAGGAAGCCATCAAGGCCCGTAGCGAAGTAACAGCTGGCCGCAAATATTTCAGCCGGTTCACGGCGCGGCGCAAGAATTTTAAAACGCTCGCAGCTGATTACGTTGATCAGATCAAAAACATTTTATCGAATTATCAATTCGGGCCGCGCCCGTCGAAGGATATTCAAGCCTGGGTCGATTTCGCAAAGGCGGCAGAAGAAAACGACGGATCGGTTTTTAATATCCCGCAAGAAATCCTAGATGCGGATGGTCAAACAAATTACCAGGATTTAACGCTCGATGAGTTTCGGACGTTGCGTGACACGATCAAGTCGATCGAGGCACAGGGGCGATCGGCGAAGACGGTCGAAGTTGAGGGTCAGCTTGTTTATTTAAACGATGCCGAAACGGAAATACTTGATCGCCTGGAAGATAGACCCATGACCAAGCGAGCAATCGGCGAACAGAGGGGTTACCCTAGCACGCTAAAAGGCAAATGGAATGAATGGAAGGACAAGGGAGCATCAGCACTCGCGAATATAGATGCCAGCTTGGTTAAAATTGAATTTTTAGCTTTCCAGGTTGATGGTGAAAAGGTTGGTCCGTTCCATAAATTTTTCTTCCAGACGTTTGCTGATGCAGAGGCAGCGCGAAACGACATGGTGGCAAAGGTCGGCAAGCCGATTATGGACGCCATCAAAAACATGCCGCGCAAAATGCAGAGGGCGTTAGGCACAAAAATATATGTGCCAGAGTTGGATCATTATTTTTCGCGATCCGAAATAATAATGATGGCGCTTAATACAGGTAATAAAAGCAACCGTGACAAGATGGTCAGAGGAAGCCGGGAGGACGTTTATGATGCTGGGGCGTTAACCGAAGAAATACTGGATAAAATCCTAGACAACCTGGCCCTAGAGGAATGGCAATTTGTCCAAACGGTTTGGGACAGTTTCCAAAAGATGTATCCGGATGTCGAGGCGGTGTTTCGAAAGGAAAACGGGCGCTCGCCGGAAACAATCGAAGCGGTCCCGTTCGAGCGCGAATTCGACGGTCAGACTTACGAGTTCCGCGGCGGGTATTTTCCTATGATATACAACCCCAAAAAATCGGCACGGGGTATGGACATTAAAGAAAAGACGGCGCTTGAGGCTATGCAAACGCAAGGCACTCAATCGGATGTATTTTCTGGAATGACAAAAGAGCGAACAAGTGTCGCGTTGCCGGTGAGTATGGACATAACTTTAATCCCCCAACACCTAGAGCGTACCGCGCATTACATTACCCATTACGAAGCGGTTCGAACGACGAACAAATTGCTGCGTCGAGAAAATTTAAACAAAGCAATCGTCCAAACAATGGGCGAAGAATATTATGAAGTTTTGCGAAACTGGTTAGGTGCGGTCGCGGCGAACCAAGCGCCACAGATTCGCAATGAGTGGTTCGGAAAAGTTCTTAAATTTATCCGCACCAATGCCACGATCGCGATCATGGGGTTTAGTTTCACGACAGGCATTGCCCAAACACTTGGACTGTTCACCAGTGTCGATGCGCTGTCGCAGCAACCGGGTGGCAAATACAATTTCCTGGTCGGCCAAAAATGGCTGATCGCCGGGATGTGGCACTACTTAAAAAACCCGGCGCAATCGATCCGCATGATTAAAGAAATGTCGGGTGAGATGCGCCACCGCATTTATAACACCGATCGCGATGTTAGCTACGCCATGCGTCAGTTCGAGCGTTCCGCCGCTGGTCGATCAACGATGATGGCGAATTACAAAGAGGCCCAAAGGTTTTCCATGATGGCAATCGCCGGCATCCAGGTGCTGATGGTTGATTATCCAACCTGGCTAGGTGCGTATAATAAAGCCCTTGCTGAAGGCAAGGCGCCAGCTGACGCGGTTAACTACGCTGACAGTATTATTCGGACCTCTCAAACGGCCGGCGGTCTGAAGGATTTGTCGGCCACGCAGATGAACGAGGTGCTGGCACCGTTCTTAATGTTCTATTCATTTTTCAATGTTCTATACAACATCGAGCGGCAGATGGTCGGAAGCCTGGTGAAAGATAAAGATATACCTCAAGTCGCTGCGCGGGTTTTCATGGTGATGGCGCTGCCGACAATTATCGAAAATATTTACAAAGACAAATGGCCTGACGAAGACGATGATGAGGACGGTCGGATATCAGGCTGGGATTACACCAAATGGATATCGGAAAAGACGGCATACTTTGCGCTTTCAAGCATACCCATATTGCGTGATATCGCGGGCGGGGTGATGAGCGGTTTTGATTACAGCATGTCACCGATGGATAGCTTGGGAGACAGTGTCGGTAAGGCGATCCCCGCAATGAGTAAGGCGTATGACGAGGGTGAGTTGAGTGAAACAGCCTTGAAAGGTGCGATCGGTTCCTTTGGTTTTGCTGTTGGCGCACCGGTAACCCAGCTAAATCGAATTGCAAAAACTTACTTTGCGATGGAAGAAGGCGAAGATGTTGACTGGTACGACTGGCTTGTCGGATACCGCGAGCCTTCATCATCAGCCTTTAAGGATTAGCTGTGCCCGTAGCGTTGACATTGCGAAAATCGTTGACAACGAGTAAATTGTGATCATGGAAGATGGGGTTGAAAAATGACGGTTAGCAGCACCACGGCGAAGGTTACCCTGGCGGGTAATGACTCGACCACAACCTTTAATTTTTCGTTCACGATCTACGCGAACACCGACCTGGTTGTGACGTTCACCAACTCGTCAGGCGTAGAATCGACGCTAAGTGAGGGGTCTGGCACAAGCAATTATTCGGTGAGCGTGTCGAGCTACCCAGGGTCTGGATCGATTACCTGGCCGGCATCCGGATCGACCAAGCTGCAATCGAATGAAAAGATCACGATCAAGCGGGTGCTGCCGCTTACACAAACGATCGACCTCCAAAATCAGGGCGGTTATTTTCCAGATGTTCAAGAACAGGGTTTCGATCGCGGGGTTTATCTAAGTCAGCAAATTGATGAAGAGGTCGATCGCTCGATCAAGATACCTGTGTCGTCCGCGACATCGATTGACTCAACGCTGCCGGCGCCAACTGCCGGCACGGTAATTGGTGCATGGAACGACGATGCGGACGCGATCATTGCTGGGCCGACGATCGCAAACATATCGGCGGCCGAAGCGAATGCGACCGCGGCAGCTGCGAGCGCGGTAACGGCAGCGGCCGAAGCATCAGCGGCCAATCCAAAATATACCTTTAGCACAACGACCAGCATGGCCGATCCTGGTGCCGGAACATTGCGCTATAATCATGGAACCGTGGCGAGCGTTTCCGCGATCGCGATCGATGACACAACGGCCGACACTGGCAATCCCGACCTCGAAGCCTGGATCGCCAGCTGGGATGATAGCACTTCGACAGTTAAGGGATGGCTCCGCTTAGTTGAGCCGGGTACGCCGGCGAACTATGCGGTATTTCACATTACTGGATTAACAAACAACAGCGGCTGGGTGCAGCTTGCTGTCACGCATATTGACAGCAATGGCACGTTTGGAAATGGCGACAGTATCCGCGTCATGTTTTCCAGGACGGGCGATAAGGGCGATACCGGATCGCAAGGCATACAAGGGGAAACTGGTGCGGGTGTTAACACCCTCACAACCCGTGGCGACTTACTTGTTCAGGGAGCAAGCAGTGCGGGTCGCTTGGCGATTGGGTCGAGCGGTCGGGCGCTTCTATCAGATGGAACAGACCCAAGCTGGGGGCAAGTTAGTTTAACTGCTGGCGTCACCGGAACGCTGCCAGCGGGCAACGGCGGGACCGGGGTTACGTCCTTGGGCAGCGGAACGCTCCTCACCAGTGGAGCGCATGTGTCACTTAGCGCGGGCATTTCCACCGACATCGAGGACATGGGTTCGTCGGGCACCGGCACCGAGACTGTCGATCTTCAGCTTGAGGCTCTTAAAACGCTGACGATTACAGGGTCCAGTACTTTTGCGCCCGACGCCTCGCGAAACGGCATAGCCGTCGTCTTAGTCACTAATGATGGAACGGGTGGGTACACCCTGACCACCAGCGGCTGGGATCACGTTATTGGAACCTATGATAGCACTGCCAGCAAGAAACATTTGTTCACGTGCTATAGCTTTGGTGCGACGGACATCCTTAGAATTGAGGCGCTTTCTTAATGTTGATCCAAACAGGCGCGAGCGTAAGCGCTACAGGCGCTGTTTTTGATACGACCCTTATTCCGAAATCAGTCTGGATGGACGGCTCTGCCGATGGCTTTACAAGATCAGCAAGTGACTTTGATAATGAAGACGGGAAAGAATTTACGCTAGGCACTTGGTTTCAGCTTACAGAATTTGGTGTAACTGGAGCATTGTTTTGTGCGGGAACGAGCGGCGGCTATACGTCTTTAAGGCATGATGACGATAACAAGATTTATTTTCAAACGCAGGTTGGAGATGCAATTTTAAGCACACCCAACTTTTATAGGGACATCGGATGGTATCATTTGCTTCTAAGCGTCGATACCACACAAAACGTAGCCAGCAACCGGGTTCGCTTATGGATTTCTGGAGAAGAAGTAATACTTTCTGGAACCCAGCCCGCAAAAGATCGTGTTTACCAATTTAACACTAACCAAATCCATGAGGTTGGTGATAGCTATGAAAACGGCGCTTTTGAAGGGTACTTGAGCCAGTCATTCATGATTGGGTCTAAATCAGTGCAGCAGGGCGATTTCCAAATCAGTGATTTCGTTGACACTTTTCAAGTGGGAACCCACGGGCAAAGTTATATACCTAAGGCCCATTCTGAAATTAAGACGTTAGTAGACGCAGGTAGCGACAACTCTTTTCTTTTGGATTACAACCCGGCTGATCCGACTGCATCAAATGCGTTAGGTTTGGACATCGGCACTCACGGAAATCATTTTACCTCGACGGACATGGGTAGTGCTAATCAGTCCGTTAATACGCCAAGTAAAGTTTATCCAATTTTTAATCCTTTAGCACAGAACTCTACAGGCGTAACACTTACAGAAGGCAATACAAAAGTATCACGATCATCAAGTGGTTTTGGGCAAGTTGCTGCCAGCATCGGCATGTCAACCGGAAAATGGTATTGCGAAGTTACGGTAAATGATGTGTCCAATATTGGTTTGGGAATTTTTGAAGGTCAAGTTTTTGGAACAGCTAACCGATATGTTGGACAAGACTCAAACGGATATGAGTACTCATCGCTCGGCACTAAGGTAACAGGCGGCAGTTATTCAAGTTATGGAGACTCTTTTACAAATTCAGATGTCATCGGCATTCTTTTTGATGCTGATGATGGCAAGCTGTATTTCTCCAAAAATGGAACTATTCAGAATAGTGGTGACACTGCAAACGGCACAGGCTTTGCCTTTGAAAATCTTACAAATGGTCCGTACTTCTTTGCTGCTGGTGCTGAAAGTGTATCAACAGCAAATGCTTGGAATTTTGGTCAAAGCTCCTTTGCCCACACACCGCCATCAGGTTTTCAATCTTTAAACAGCGCAAACCTCACCGCACCTGATTACCACGGCGTGGATTATTTCGACACAACGCTATATGAGGGCACGGGTACTGGTCAACGTGTAGGTGACTTTGTTCCGTTTACTGATGCTTACACCGTCGATAAATCTGCAATGTTTCAACACGACGAGGTTAGGTATTTAAGTAGGACCATCGAAACACCGTCTTCTCCTAATGGTAGAAAGGGTACATGGTCCGTTTGGTTTAAAGCAGCTAACATTGATACCGATAATATTTTCTTTGATACCGGCACAACTGCAACCAATCGTTTCAGCTTACAGATGGATGCCGGTGGTAATATATTATTTTATCATGGCAGTAATAAAGTAATAGAAACTAAAGCTAGCTTCAAAGGCGACGGCGCTTGGCATAATATCGTACTCAAAGTTGATACCGAACTCGACCCCGGTGAATCTGGTGCAACACCAAACAGAGCAATTATGTTTATTGACGGCGTCCAGCTTGCATCTACAGACTTAGATACGTTTCCCACCAATACTAATATACCCGAAGATGCTGAAATTGGGTACATGGACCCCAGCGCCACTCAATTTGTCGGAAGCTATAACGGCGCGACAGCTAATCAGTGGGACGGCTATTTAACAGAGGTAGTTTTTTTAGACAATCAGTACTTAAATGCTTCTTCGTTTGGACAACTGGACACATCAACAAATCGTTGGGTACCAAAAGATGTAAGCGGTCTTACTTTTGGTGACTGTGGTTTTTATCTTGAGTTTAAAACATCAAGCCTAAGTAATGGCACACTTATAGCTCAGGGAACTGGCACACCAATTGGTAATATGACAGCGGGTGGTGGCCTTGCAGCAGCATTTGATGGCGACATAGAAAACTACAATGCTGGCGCACAATCTAATTCAACCAGTGGTAATATTGGTAAAGATTGGGGGTCTGGCGTCACTAAAACGGTTACTGGCGTTGCTGTGAAAATGCTTGGAAATGTTACCATTGATGGCGGTGCAGCAGATGAGACAATGACGCTGACAGTTGAGCGTTCTGATAACGGAACAGATTTTACACAGATTTACACTCAATCTGGAATAGTAGTTGGCAACGGTCATACCGTTACAAGGCGGATGGGATTTAGTAATACGGCAGCAGCTAGATATGCACGGGTAAGTGTTAGTCATGGTGGTGGTGCCGAAACTCATATTTCTGAACTAGAATTTTACGAGAATGGTAGCGTACTTGGGTCTGATCTTGGCACTGACACATCTGGTAATGGTAATCACTTCACAATGAGTAACGGCTCTGGCGAATCGGGTCTCCCCGACGCTGGAATTTGGGAAACCGCCGATCAGTTTATAGATACACCTTCTTTAAACTTTGCAACTATTGATCCTGTAATATCAAATGGCGGTACACCTGTAACAGTATCTGAGGGTAACTTAACTGGAGTTAGGTCTTCTTCTGGCTTTCAACAAGCATATAGTAACTTTAGTGGTTTTAGGTTGCAGGAAAACACTGGCATTTATTTTGCAGAAGTATTGGTAGGTTCTGACACTTCCAACTTTCATGTAGGTGTTTTAAGTGGTGATCCACCATCTTCTACGAATAGATATCTAGGTCAAGATAGTAATACCTATGGGTATGCCATAGATAGTGGGAATAAAGTTAATTCTGGTACATACGTTTCTTATGGTGCTACCTATACCGCTGGAGATGTAATTGGTATTGAGATTGACACTGACACAGGTTCAATAAATTTTCATAAAAATGGCTCAGATCAAGGACAAGCATTTACAGCCGTACCCGGTCCTTATTCCTTTGCCTTTGCATCAGAGTCTGGTGGTGGACCGGGAACATTTAACTTTGGGCAGCAACTGGCGCTTGGTGGAGCATCTACTACATTCAATGCTGCTGCAAATGGTAATTTTAAACATACGCCACCAACTGGTGCAAAAGCACTTAACCAAGATAACCTAGATGCCACTGCATCTAAGATCACAGCTTGGGCATGGATTAAAAACAGAGATGCTACTGATAACCACATACTTGTTGATAGAGTTAGAGGTGTAGGTAAAGATTTGCATAGTAATTCTGATCCCTCGATAGGAGATATAGCACCTGCTGAAGTAACTAATATGAACACAGTTCAAAGATTTTTTCAAAGAGGTGTACAGATTGGCAGTGATGTAGAGGTAAACACTGCAAACGAAAGCTATGTTCTTTGGCAGTGGCTTTTAGGAGATACTGCTACCTCTGCAACTAGTTTTGCTGTTGACTCTATTTCAAGTGGTGTTCCTAATTTAGCAAGCACGTCTCTTGTAGCAGATGCAGATCACTTTGCAATAGTATCTTACACTGGCGCTGGTGGTTCTGTTTCCTCATCTAATACGATTAGACATGGAATGACAGGTGCGCCTGAAATGATCTGGGTAAAAGAGAGAGATCATGCAAATGGATGGATAGTAAGTACTACTGATATAGGATTTAATAAAGTAGTACGCCTAGATGTTACTGCTGAAGAGGGCGTTGATGATGGAGCGTTTAAAAGTACAGCACCTACTTCTACACTCATTACACTAGGAAGCAATAGCGGAACAAACAGGTCTGGTGGTAAAATGATCTGTTACGCATTTAGATCAGTTCCCGGTGTATGTAAAATTGGAACCTACATTGGCAACGGAGATGGAACTGGCAGTGATACGGTTAACGGTCCCTATGTAAACTGTGGTTTTAGGCCTCGCTGGATACTGTTTAAATGGCTTAGCGGCGGTAGTTTATCTGCTGAAGGGTGGGTTTTAAAAGACACTGCAAGACAGATAATCAATCCAAATGACGATGCAGACTTAGTTCCTAATGGTTCAAATGCTGAAGCTGCTGGAGCAACGCATGGAGCGGATATTTTATCAGATGGTTTTAAAATTAGAGGTGGGGGCGGCGCTGTAAATAAATCTGGCGCTAAATACCTCTATATGGCTATGGCAGACATAGGCGGTAATGGTACGCTGCCACCAATTTACGGAAGGTAAACAAAATGATCGCACTAGAACTTAATGGACAACTTGTTTACCAAGGGTCTTGGAATAACAGGTTACAAGAGATGTTAGGGCTTGTTGGCAACAAACAACCAAGGTTGCCGTTTGAAACGTCCTTTGGTACTTTAAGAAACATAGAGTACGTAAAGGCTTCGCTCGATGCTTATTCAAGAAGTGGTTCGGAAACAGGGGCACTAAGTGGAAGTGTTTGGAAGATTAATGTCGCGGCTAAAGACATCGATCTTGCAACAGCAAAACAAATAGCTCGGGACAAGATAGCTGCAAAACGGTTTGAGGTAGAAACTGGCGGTGTAGTTGCTAACGACAAGTATTACGCGACAGATCGAGATTCACAGGCAGCTATCGCTCGGGCAACTGGAACAGTAAGTTGGAAAGCTGCCGGAACTGTAGTGCGTGATGTGGTGCAAGAAGATGAAAGCACAGTAGCAACTACCTTTATCTCCGATCCAGAATTTGTTGATACCGACATGGCGGCACTTAATGCAGTTGTTATTCAACATGTCCGCGATGCCTACGCAAAAGAAAAAGAACTTTTTACGGCGATCAACGGTGCATCAGATGTGGATGCGCTACGGGCAATAGATCTCGATAGTGGTTGGGCTTTTGTTCCTAATAATGATTCGGGTGAATAAGTTAGTAACAAATGAATGACTTACGCAACTTTGGAGATGCCGCTGCGGGGTTAACTGGTCTTGGAGCACTTTTGTCTTGGCTTCCTGAGATAGCTGCCGGACTTACTATTTTGTGGTATCTTGGGCGTTTTGCTGGAGTAATAGTAAAATGGTTTCGCGAGCATTCTTTATAGTTGCGTTACTAGCAGTATTTGTTTTTCCAACTCAATCTTTTGCAAAAGACTTAAACTCTTTAGGTCCACCAATAACAGGTATGCATGGCGTATACCCTTGTTGGGAAAAAGATGAATTAAAAGACCTTCTTGATGCCGATAATTTTTATCTGCTTTCGCAAGGGCTTTTATCTGCTCGTATTGACCCTGAACAACCTGCGATAGTTATATATAGAAATAATGTTTACGATTTTATTATACTTATTACACGACCACAAAATAATATGAGTTGTGTTGTAGCAGTAGGTAGTGATCTTGGTAGTTTATAATGGAACTCAGCATTGAGATGATTGTTAGCCTTGGGGCTATGGCAGCTTCAATAATAACTAGTTTTGTTGTTGTAAAATCTAAGGTTCAAGAGTTGGAAGAAAATTTAAAAGAAGCGATTGCAGCATTGAAGTCAGTTGACTCAAGGTTAGATAAAAATGACACGGCAACTGATCTTGTTGGGCAACGACTTAGTGTTATAAGTGGTATGATGGACCCAGACAATCGTGAGCGTCTTCATAGATCTTTAGAACGCATACAGACAGAAATAGAACATCTTAGGAGAGACGTTGACGCACACCGCGCCGAATATTTAAAAGCACATAATGGTAGGCACCCACCTATTCCACCCGTAAAGGAGTTTTGAGATGGCTGATTGGGATAACATGAACTTTGTTCCTGAAGAGTTTGAGTGCAGGCACTGTGCAAATAACCCAAGCTGTCCCGGCCACAGTAAAGATGTTATGGATGATGGATTTTTAAATGTTTTACAAGAAGTTCGTAACACTTACGGGCGTCCCATGCGTGTTACGTCTGGTTATAGGTGCGAAAGGCACCCGGTAGAGGCGCGTAAAATTGCTCGTGGGGGGAAGCCGGGGTCACATTATTCTGGAAAAGCCTGTGATATTGCGGTAACAGGTGCTTCTGCGTTATACTTAGTGCGTGTGGCGTTAAATCACACCAAAGTAACAGGTGTTGGAATACAGCAGAAGGGGCCACATAATACGCGCTTTATACACATTGACACACTTACCACTGAAGGACTACGTCCTAATATATGGAGTTACTGATGCAAGCAATTATATCACGTTTTAAAGAACCTTCATCTTACGCCGCTCTAACCGGTGTCTTGGCGCTTGTTGGTATTAATGTCGATCCCGGCTTGATGCAACAGATAAGCACCGCTTTAGCAGCCATTGCTGGTATTGCCGGATTCTTTTTGAAAGAAAAGGCGAGTGAGTAGCTTTGCACTTATCGCGCTTATACTTGGAGGTATCGCGGCTGTCGGTGGGCTGTCCTATTGGGTGGGGCAGCGCATTCAAAAAGGTAAGCAAACACAAGCCACTGAAGAAGCGCGTAACCGCATGGAAGCTGTTTCTCCTAACGATCTGCCTAGTACTGCCAAGCGGCTGCGTGGTGGAAAGTTTTAGCTTAGTTAGTGGGGCAGCGTCTGTTACCAGCGCCTATTTTGACTATAAAACTTCACAAAAAGGTGAACCAATAATCGTTACACCTCCCATTGTGGAGTATAGTAAAGAGGTTATGTCTAGAGCAGCAGATGAACTTGAAGGCGCAAAAAATCCGTGCCCGCGAGATCTAGTTACTGATAACTGTTCTGTATTGTCGCGCATGGTTATAGACTATGGGGATCTTAGAGCAAAGATACGTGCAGCTAAAAAAGATGAGTAGAGCACCTTGTAATGAAGGCAAAGTACGAAACTAAGCTTGATAGCTCTGGGTTTTTAGTAGACTCAGAACATGAAATTGAGGTTGTATGTGCTCATTGCGGGTATGACTTAGATGAAAGTGAGCTAGCTGCAGATACGTGTTCTAACTGTGGACAACCTCTTAATCTACGGCAAAGCGTAGCAATAGCTGTTACTACACTACCTGTTGTGCATATTGATGTAGATCCTAAATAGGTGCAGCTATGCCGCTTAAAAAATTAGCTCTAAAGCCGGGAATAAACAAAGAGCGCACTCGGTATACCAATGAAACTGGTTGGTATGAGTGCGATAAAATTCGTTTTAGGCAAGGCTACCCAGAAAAAATTGGCGGTTGGAAACGTATATCTGCTAACACGTTTTTAGGTGTGTGTAGATCTTTATGGTCTTGGGTTACACTTGGTAACACTAATTTTGTTGGTGTAGGTACACATCTTAAGTTTTATTTAGAATTAGGAGGAGTTTACAACGATATAACTCCTATTAGAGCTACTACCACTAATGCAGCCTCATTTGCTGCTTCTAATGGGTCGGCTACAGTAACAGTAACAGATTCTTCTCATGGCGCTGTAGTAGGTGATTTTGTTACATTTAGCGGAGCGGCATCTCTTGGCGGTAATATTACGGCTGCCGTATTAAACGCTGAATATCAAATTCAATCTGTGCCATCAACTAACACCTATACAATAACAGCTACAGCTACAGCTAATGCTTCGGACACAGGTAATGGTGGGGGTAGTGTTACTGCTGCATACCAACTAAACACAGGAGATAGCATAGCAGTACCACTTGTTGGTTGGGGTGGTGGAGCTTGGGGTTCTGGTACATGGGGCACTGGTGGTTCAACTGACACCCCTATTCGTTTGTGGAGTCAGGCTAATTTTGGTGAAGACCTTGTTTTCGGTCCTCGTGGTGGAGGTGTATTTTATTGGGACGCAACCAATGGCGCGACTACACGGGGAGTCAATATATCTACACTAGGTGGCGCGTCTGATACGCCTACAATACAGAATTTTATTTTAGTGTCAGATACGAGCAGGTTTGTGTTTTGTTTTGGGGCAAACACTATAAGCACATCCGTGCAAGATCCTATGTTAATTAGGTGGTCGGCCCAAGAAGATATTGCTGTCTGGACTCCAAGTGCTACAAATGAAGCTGGTTCTCTACGTCTATCTCGCGGCTCTTCAATCATATGCGCTAAACAAGCACGACAAGAAGTTTTAGTGTGGACTGACTCTTCTTTATACTCTTTGCAGTATTTAGGTGGTCAGACCGTATGGGGTTCCCAACTTGTAGGAGATGGCACTTCTATTATATCGCCAAATGCCGCTTGTTATGCAGGGGGCACTGCCTATTGGATGGGGCGCGATAAATTTTATATGTATGATGGTCGTACGCAAACGCTCCCATGTGATTTAAGACGTTATGTATTTAACGATATTAACTCGCTGCAAGAAGACCAAACATTTGCGGGCCTAAACGAAGAATTTCACGAGATATGGTGGTTTTACTGTTCTTCAGATTCTACGACGATAGACCGCTATGTAGTATACAATTATCAAGATAAAATATGGTACTATGGGAATTTAGCGCGTACAGCTTGGCTTGATTTGGGCATAAGACAGTTCCCTCTAGCAGCTACTTACAATAATGTTCTTGTCAACCATGAAGAAGGCATAGACGATAACGAAACTGATACTAGTGCAGCTATTAGTGCTCACATTACATCAGCAGAATTTGATTTAGACGACGGGCATAAAGTAGTTTTTATTCATCGAGTGCTGCCAGATATGACTTTTGACGGGTCAACAGCAGATTCTCCTGCAGCTACAATGACTTTGTTACCTCTGCAAAATTCTGGTTCTGGGTATAATAGCCCTACTTCTGAGAGTGGCTCTAACTTTGGCGTTATCACACGCACTGCTACCGTGCCTGTAGAAGTTTTTACAGAACAAATCAACACTCGTGTTCGCGGTAGGCAGCTATCGGTAAAAGTTTCATCCGATGCCTTAGGAGTGCAGTGGCAACTAGGTTCTCCACGTTTAGATATGCGGGCTGATGGTAGGCGATAATG